CTTCCTGCACCTGGATTTGTAAATCCACCACCTGGTCTACCAGATTTATCGGGTCTTCCGCCGCCTCCGCCGCCAGATTTTTTAGGATTAGAAATGCCTGGTTTAGGTTTAGATTTAGGTTTTGAAATAACTGAAGGTGGTCCTTTAATACCTGTTGGTGGTCCTTTTGGTTTTGAAGGTGTTCCTGGTCTATTTATTCCTGTTGGTGGGCCTTTTGGTTTTGAAGGTGGTGCTTTAGGTTTTGTATCTAATATACTTTTAAAATCTCCTTGAACATTAGGTCCTGTAAATTTATATTTAGGATCTTTTTTATATTCTTCTTTTAATATATCTTTAGTTTTAGTTCTAGCATCACTAAATAAACTTTGTGACTCATCTAATAAACCTAATCTATTTACTAAATTTGCACCTGGTCCTGTGTAGTTAGGATCTTTTTTAGCAGCTTCAATTTGAGATTTAGATAAACCATATTTAGTTCCTAAAGTTTTTTCAATAGTGTCTCTTCTTTTATCAAAAGTTTTATCAGTTACTTTAGCGGCGTTGTATCCAGCCATAATACCTTCTGCAGTATTATAATCATCAGTCACAATTTGACCTATATCATTTAACATAATACCAGAACCCACTAATTCGTTTTCTAATTTTGCTCTTGGATTAACAGGTAATAAACTTCCTATTCCTTTTAAAATTTGTTGGCCTGGCATCATGGACGCTAAAGAATCTAATGGTGATTTTTTACCATATAAAAATTCAGAGTTTGATAATATACCTGAAGGTATACCTACTCCACTTTTTGCCATAGCTTGTCTATAATCATAAGGATTATAATCATCTCTTGTTCTTATATTTGAATCTGATGTATTTATATTATATGGATTAGAGTTATCTGATCCACCGCCTTCATTTACTGGAACTGGAGTTTTTACTACTGGTGGTACAACTGGTGTAGGTGTAGGTGTAGGCGTTGTTGTAGGTGTTCCATAATCAAAAGTATCAGGTAATGCCTGAGCCAAATATTCTTGAGCTAATTCAAATAAAGTTTTTGCCATTATCTACGTCCGTCAGGTTGTATATCTATTTTTAATGTACCAAAACGCCAAGACTCACTAACATCGGTGTTTTCTATCTTGATATTAACAAACCGGCCTCTGGCTCTTGTATCCTTTTTATCAGTATTTGAGTTGATTGTAAAGGGACTCAAAGAAGTAGTTGTATCTGATTGTTGAGGATATCTTTTAACAGCCAATGTTACTTTTGCATTACCTGTTAATGTTTTAAAATCAGGCACAAATCTTCTCATAGCTAAGAAAACATCACCTGAAGTTCCTTCACTTTGTATGTCAAAATCATATGATTTTATAAATGAAGTAACTGTTGTTGTACTACCATTTGCATTAACTTGATCAGTTCCTACTTCATGTTCAAATAATGTTGTTTGACCTAAACCATCTTCACCAATAACTTCAGGAAAACTACCTGATGCGGACGCATTAAATTTAGTTGCAAAAGGTTTTGGATATACTGTTGCATCAATCCAAGATGTTCTGGCTTCTGTTCCAATATACCATATACCTCCTTGCATTTTTTCTCCATAATTAAAAACTACATATTGATCGTTATAAGCTGAACTAGTTGATGGATAATACCAAATAACTTCAGTAAATTGATTATTTAAACCTGCGTATACTTGTTGACCCTTTGTAGTATCAGCTTGATCATAAACATAATCTTCAACACTACATGGCAGTGATTTAACTGTACCATCAAACATAAAGAAACCATTTGGACTCATCCAAAATGCAGCACCATCTATTTCAACAGCTGCATTTTTACCAATCAATCCACAGTTTGTACCAACTTGTTCAAAACCAAATGTAAAAGGTGCACCAATAAATTTCATTGTATATAGTGCATTGTCTGTCCAAACTAAAATAGATTCTTTTGCTTTTAAGGCACCCATAATTTTTGTACCATCTTGTAATCTTTGTGATCCAGCAGTATTAATTGCTGTTGGTGTATAATCATTTATATCTTCTTGATCAGAAAATCTTATAAACATATCATCTTGTGTTGATGTATCTCCAATAACTGTTTCAGTTCCTAAATGAATTAAGTGTCTTGTTGTAGGTGAAACAAGAGTTGTTCTTGTTGCAGTTGGATTAGCTGATGTAGAAAAACCAGAAGTTGATGTTGAAGCTCTAGTTGTAAGTCTTGCAGCGTTTCCTGCATTCCATGTAAATGTTTTTCCATTTGCAACTGTTGCAACTAATACTTGACCAAAATTACTTAGACTCCAGAGGCCTGGTTCCAGACTTACTTCTGATGCAGAAGCAGCTTCTCCCCAATCAACAAAATCTGCAGCATTAGTTACAGTTGTACCATTTGAGTGTGCAGCTCTTGTTGAACCATTAACTGCTCTTACAATACCTGTTAAATTATTTCCAGATACACCTGAGTAAGAAATTAATTCTGTACCTATTTGTACTCTACCTGTTGTTGGAAAACCTGTAGTAGATGTCAAAGCTATATTAGATCCTGATGTACCACTAGTATTATCAGCTAGTGTTCCATTCAATGTGTTTTGCAAAGCATTAGAAACAACTCCGTCCCATTCCGATACACCCCAACCATAACCATAAGATTGTGCAGCAGGACCGACTGTTTCATAAGGAATTATATCACATGCTCCACCGCCTGCAGCACCAGTTGTAGTTTGTGTTCCAGTTACAATTGCAATTAAAGATGAAGTAACTTTTGTAACTTGAAATAATTTATCTTCAAATGCAGCATTAGTTAAACCTATACCAGGCGGTACTGATACATTATCTAATAAAATTATATCTCCTGTTTGTAAATTGTGATTGGATGAAAATGTTAATGAAACTTCTTGTGATGCATCTGTTGCAGACATTACAACACTACTTATTGTAGATTTAACTGGAGTAATATCATAAAGTTGACCTTCAAAATATATAAGTAAAAACTTGTCTGTTCCGATAGCAACATATCTATTACCTTGTAAATCAACAAAAGCAAATTGACGTCTTGCAACACTAGCAATAGTATCTGAAACTAAAGAAGACCAACCACCTACTTTTTCAGGTAGTCCATATCTGAATCTTGTATTATCACAGTCAGTCCACCTATTTTCTGCACCAGCTCCCGTAGTCTGTTTGTCTATTCCAGGTAAGACTTTAAAATCAATTAGAGCCATTCTCAGTGCTCCTATATGTTGTCTTTATATGCCCAGCCTCTTGTAGCGTTTACATATACTAATGTGAAAGCTGCGCCATTTGTAGAAAAAACTAAATTAGCAGCGTTGGATAAAATGTTTGAGCCGTTTCTATTAATAGTTAAATTGTTTGATCCAAAAGCATTACCACTATCTATAAAAGTAACTTCATCACCTACAGAAGGCGAAGCTGGAAGTGTTACTGTAACAGGAACACCTAAACCACTTCCTGAAGTATTAATTAATAATTGATCTCCATTTACTGCTGTATATGCGCCTGGTATTGTATAGTAACCTTTTGTAATAGGACCTGAACTAATATTAGTTCCATCTGAATATAAAACTACTTTACCACCTACAGGAATAGTTACACCAGTACCTGATACTGTTTTAACTGTTAATGTATAACTAGTAGTAGAAGCATTTCTTGTAGTTGCATCTTCTACTATAAAAACTCTTTCAGCAGAGTCTGGCATAGTAACTGTTCTATTTCCAGTTAATGAACCTGTAAATTTGTAGTATAAATTTTTACCATTGGATACAGCATATGTTGAAAGATCTAATGCTAAATCACTTGATCCAATATTTGAAGTTAAATAACCACTAGCTGCTTGTTCTAATATTTGTAAATTAGTATTGGTAATTGTACCCCAAGTACCTGCTTTTTCACCTGTAGTTATTAGCTCTAATTTTAAATCTGTTGATGTACTCGATGCCATTTTTCTCCTATGGGTTTAGTGGATCTATTGGGACCCAAACCTGATTCACACCTGGTGGAATCGGATTCCATGTTATAACACTTACAGGGTTTGTTGCAACATTTAATTGTTGACCTGTAGGCACTATTAATACGTCAGGAATAGGACCAATATTACCTATTGATATATTTAATCTGTTACCAGATACAATAACTACGGGACTAACTTGACTACTTCCAATGTCTGAAAAAGTTGTTTGTGCAAATGTTGTAGTTCCAAAAAACATAGTTTATCCTTACGGTGTAGAAATTATTTTCCAAATTTGATTTACATTAGGATCAACTTGATTCCATAATCTAATAACTGGTTCTGTTGTTCCTATTTGAAATTCTGTTCCTGTTGGTAATATACCTGCTTTTGCAACAATTGTCACTGATCCAGTAGATAGGTTATATCTATTTCCTGTTATAATTGCTGTTGCATTTGCTTTAGCTGTTGCGTTACCAATTGATAAATTAACTCTATTACCTGTAATTGAAAAGTTTGCATCAGCAGAAATTGTAACTGTGCCAGTATTAATATTTAATTGATTACCATTAGGTAAAATAACAGCTTTACCAGTTACGGTTACATTACCAATTGATGTGTTAAACCTGTTTCCTGTAACCTGAGCCGTGGCTCCTGCTTTAGCATTAACTGTTCCTGTAGATAAGTTTAGTCTGTTACCTGTTGCTGCAACAAGTGCATTTGCAACTACAGTTGGACTACCTGTAGAGAAATTAAATTGATTTCCTGTAACTGAGAATACAGCACCTGCTGCAACAGTTACATTACCTATTGTTGTATTAAGTCTGCTACCAGTTGGAACAACTGTTCCACTAATAGAAAATGTAACTGAACCTGTTCCTAAATTATATTGATTTCCTGTAATTGGTACATTAGCACCTTCTTTTATAGTGACTGTTCCTGTAGATAAATTATATCTATTACCGTTTGGTAAGACTAGTGAGTTACCAACAACAACTACATTACCAATTGATGTATTGACCCTGGACCCTGATACATTGACCAATGCATTGGCTATTCCAATATCTGCAAATGTTGTTTGGGAAAAGGTAGTTGCACCGAAGAACATGGTAGGTTACCTATCCTTCCAATGTCGTAATTCTAGCTTCTAATTCTTGAATTGTTTTAACCAGTAAAGGTACTAATTTAGCTTGGTCAATACCTTGATATTCTGGTCTAGTAAAAGTTGCTGACCAAGTTGAATCGGGAGCAAAATTTCCTTTTTCTTTACCCTTTATCCATTCTTCTTCAGTAAAATTACATTTATATAAACTTCCATCAGCATTTAAAACAACATTTTCTAATGTTTCCATTGCATCTTTAGTTCCACTAATTGCTTCTGGTACTATACTTGATACTTCATGTGCAATAAAACCATCGACTGTTTTATCTGTATCTCCTATAAAATTAAATCTTGCAGGTTTTAATTGTTTTAATCTTGCTGTTGCATCAAAGTCGTAATTTACATTTTCTTTTAGTCTGTAATCTGATGAAGTGTTATATTGAGTTGCAAGTCCGCTTGTTTTAATGGTTCCAACAGTACCATTACCATTTTCATATGCTACATGAGTTTGAGTGTCATTTGCTGATGCTCTTGATCTAATTTTGTAAACATTGTTTTCATTAGCTAATGACCAACCTTTTCCAGTATCACTATTTCCACTTTCAAGCATATAAGCTGGACTATCATCTTGAAGACCAATTCTATCATTACCAGCATCAATAAATAGCATATGTGATTGATTATCACTCTCAACTCTGAAATCTGTATCTCCGCTATCTTCATTAATAACTACTTCAGTAGGATTCATTGTAAGTATTTTTTGAAAACTACCAGCATTTAATAATTGCCATTCTATTTGACCATCTTCTGAACCATCACTAGCGTCAATTATTTTAGCATTATTAATTACATATCTTGTATCTTCAGTATTATCATTCTTACCTCTAAATTCTATGTTACCTAAACTATCACCATCTGCTGGACTAGATGAATTTCTAAATAAAAATAAATCTGGTGCGGCTGCTGTATCAGAATTTGTATTTTCTATTATTACTGAAGTATTAGTACTACTTCCTGTGATGTGTAAATCAGATTGTGGTGATGAGGTATTTATTCCTACGTTACTGCTACTACCCTCAACAAATATTGCATGAGTATTAGCATCACTCTCAACTCTGAAATCTATATCTTGACTTGCCTCATTGAATACAGTTTCTGTGCCTAGTTTTAACCTGCTTCTAAGAGTTCCCGCTACCATTGTGCTTAGTTCAAACTGAATATCCTCAGTGCCATCAGACGCGTCAAGTATTATACCATCTAATCGCACACCTTCATTTTGTTCCGCTGCATCATTATCAAATAAGTAACGTATACGACCTAATGTATCCCCATCAGTAGGACTGCCACTATCTCGTTGAAGGTCAAAACGTGGACCAACAGTAGCGTCTGCATCTGTGGAAATAAGTTTAAGTTGAGTTGAGTTGTCAGCAGTGCTAATTGTAGCATTACCAGCAACATTAAGTGCAGTAAGAGTTCCAAGAGAAGTTATTCCTGATTGTGCTGCTTCAACATTTAAAGTTACATCACCTGATGTTCCACCACCTGATAAACCTGTTCCTGCTACAACTGAAGAAATATCTCCAGTTAATGCAGATCCATTATTTTGCAATGTTCCAACTATATTAATAGTATCACCGCTGTCACCTATTGTGACAGTGGTACCACTTCTTGGACTGAGTTTATTTACTTTTACTTCACTCATTTAGTTTCTTCTTTTAACTCTTCGGGTAAGTTAGATTTTAAAATATCTAAGTAATGTTTTGTCAAAATTTCGTTATTAGTAAATCTTACTTTTAACTTACTTTGTTCTTGAGTTAGTACTTGGATATTTTGTAACGCAGCTTTCCCGTCATCTGAAAGCTTAGTTTCATCGTACTTTTTATCGTCGATTGTAATCATTTAGACTCCTAGCTTGCTGTATATGATTTACCAGCAGTGATAGCCGCATTAACTGCAGTCATATCTTCTGTAGTCCAGTAATCTTTAGCAACCATGATTTCTAAGTGTTCAACATTTCTATTAACACAATCTTGTCTTTCAGCTGCTTCTTCTTCATTCATTTTAGAACCATCAATAACACCATTGATTAATTCTACAGAATGACCCATAGCTGTGTAATCTTGTGCAATTTCTTCTGCTGTTTTTACTTCGTCTGACATAGTTTATCCTCCGTGATTATATTGTTGCGCATGCAACGGGTTTAAGTTTATCAATTTTCTTAAAATTATCAATAACTAACTTGGGTTCTACCATATTATTTCTTGGGTCACTATCATTAAATTTAGCCTCATCCCACTTATCTTTCATATGAAAATGTAAGTTTTTATTGTGTGAATAACCAAATTGAGTCCACCTTGTTGAACCCCAAATAACAACTCCATAAGCTTTAGCTGATGGTGAAAAGTGTTGTAGACAACTATCAATACTAACGAACCCTTCAGCTCCTTTTAACATTTCATGGATCTGGGCCCAGTGTAGATCACATCTGATTGTACCTTGATAATGTGGCTCATTAGGTAAAACACAATTGATAATAGTTGTATCTTTATACTCTTCAAGTAACATATTAACTAATTGTTGAGCAAGATATGGTTGATAGTTTCTATTTGGATTGATGTTTTGATATTGTGCACCATCTGCATAGTTCCATTTAGATTGACCACCAGATAATTGAATCATAATATATTTACCAATATTATTATCACCTAACCATTTAGTAACAGCTGCTTTATGATTATCTGTATAAAGTTTACCTGTCATAGATCTATTAAAATCTACACCATGATGTTCACAGTAACTCTCAATAATATGTTGTTTACCAAATTGAAAATTTGATTTGTATGGCTCACAATAATAAATATTATCAGATGCCATAATTCTTGGATCCTGTAATGGTATGGTTTGCTCTAATGCAAGTTTTACATCAGGATTACCAGCAAAGCAATCGATGTAAGGTGTATAAATTTGCACCTCTGATTTCTTTCTTAGTTTAGGTAGTAAAGCAGTGAATGCGGTACATTTACCAACACCACCTTCTACGACGTACGTATTAAGCATTTGTATTCCTTTCGATTTATTAATTACTTTCTAACGCTTCTATTCTAGATTTCAAGTCTTTATTTTCTTCTGATAATTCTTTAATTGCATTGACTAATACAGGAACTAAATGTTCGCCTTTGTATTTTAAATTATTATTATCTTCGTTATCAATAATAACATTATTTTCTCCCTCAAGTGCAAGAATATCTTGTGCTTTAAATCCATAGTGCATAGTACCAGTTGGAGTATCATCTTCTCTTGATTTTTTAAATTGGAATGAAACAGGTTCTAGTTTATTTACAAAGTCTAAACCATGTGGGACTTCGCCAAAATTTGTTTTATCTCTTAGATCTGATGTAACTGTAAGAGCAACTTTTATATAAGCATTTGAAATATTATTGTTACCTAAAACAAGTCTATTATTTTCAGTTGTTGCATTAAAAACTGCATCTGTACCAGCTTCTCTACCTAAAGTTACATTTCCTAATCCCGTGGTAATATTTCTTCCTGAAAGTGCACCAATTGTTGTGTTTTCACCACCTGTTGTTATACTACAACCAGCTATATAACCAACTGCTGTATTACAACCAGCTGTGGTATTATTTGATAATGCTGCCGTACCAAAAGCAGAATTGCAAAGACCTGTTGTATTTTTCCACATAGCAGGAATTGTACCAGAATCTGTACCACCTACTGCTGTGTTTCCTGAACCTGTCGTATTGCAAATCAAAGAATTATTACCAACAGCTGTATTTCTAGAACCTGTAGTAGTTTTAGCCATCGAACCTTGACCGATTGCTGTATTCCAATCTCCATCATCAAGAGTACATAAAGATTGATTACCAAAACCTACATTATTAAAACCTACTGTGTTTGTTAATAAAGATTGATAACCAACTCCTGTATTATTAGATGCTGTCGTATTTGCTCTTAAAGAACATAATCCCAATGCAGTATTGTTTGCACCTGTCGTATTTAAGAACATACTTTCCATACCCACAGAAGTATTACCACTAGATGTTGTACTATTTTGAAGTGAAGAATAACCTACTGAGACGTTATTATCTCCTGTAGTATTAGTAGCTAATGCACTTCTACCAACTGCAGTATTAAAATTACCATCAGTATTTGAACCCATAGCATTATAACCAATGGCTACACCTCTACACCCTATAGTGTTTGCATCTAATGCTAATGAGCCTACTGCTACGTTTTGAGAACCTGTTGTGTTAGCAACTAAAGACTTAAATCCAACTGCTGTATTATTAGATGCTGTTGTATTTGTATTTAATGCTTTTACTCCAAGAGCAGTGTTACAATCTCCTGTAGTTTGTGCAGATAAAGCTGTGTGACCAACTGCAACATTACATTCTCCTTCAGTGTTTAATAACATAGCACTTTTACCTATAGCTACGTTTCTGCAACCTGTTGTGTTATCTCTTAAAGCACAACTTCCAAAAGCCTCAGTTTCTGAACCTGTTGTGTTATCTCTTAAAGATGAAGTACCAACAGCAGTGTTATTATTTGCTGTTGTGCTTAATTTTAAAGCATCTACACCTATTGCAACATTTTCGTCTCCTGTTGTATTAGTTAATAAAGCACATTGACCAACAGCAACATTTTTAAAACCTTCTGTATTTGCACAAGAAGCTTTGTAACCAATAGCTACACTTTGATTTCCTGTTGTATTAGAACAAAGAGCACTTGAGCCAACTGCAACAATATTATATCCTGTTGTATTTAATTTTAAAGAATCATGACCTACTGCTGTATTATCAGCACCTGTTGTATTATTTCTTAAAGTTTGAACTCCAAAAGCTGTATTATTGTCTGCTTCTAAATTATTTTGTAAAGCTTTAAAACCCATTGCTGTATTTTGTTCTCCTGTTGTATTAACACTTAAAGAACAAGTACCAACACCTGTATTATATTCTCCTGTTGTGTTAACTACTAAAGATTCATATCCTATAGCTGTATTATTATTTGCTGTATTAGTTCTAAGTGCATCTTTACCAACTGCCACATTGCACGAACCTGTAGTTAAAGTACATAACGTTCTATGACCTACACCAATGTTGTTATCTCCTGTAGTAACATTTTCAAGTGATTGATTTCCTACTGCTGTATTTTGAATACCGCCAGCTTCTACTGCTTCTAAAGCTTGATTTCCTAATGCAACATTTGATGTTCCTGTAGGATAGTTACCATCTAGTTTGATTGTGCCACCATCAACTGTTAATGCTCCAGAGATTGTGATTGCTGAAGTAGTTCCTGAGTTTGTAAATGTTGCGCCTGAAGGAATAGTAATCGTGTCCCCTGATGCACCGATAGTAATCGTGTTACCTGATTCGTTGATAATATTATTACCGTCTTGGTCCTGGATCGTATCTACTTTTATAATACTACTCATTTTCTAATTCCTCTATTCTAGCTGTTAATTCTTTGATTGCATTTACTAATGGCATAATAAACATTTCTCTTGAAATTGCTTGAATACCATTTGTTTGTTCTACCCAAACACCATATTTATTTGCATCAACTCCAGCATCATCTAATGCTTGTTTTACTTCTTGTGCAATAAATCCATGTTCTATTGGTCTTTGTTTGGTATCATTTACATTATAACCTGGTAAGGATTGATCTAATTCACTTCCTGATTTTCTTCTATAATGAACTGTTCTCAAATTATTAATAAAGTCTAAACCAAGGGTGTCTGTTTCAATATCTTTTTTAATTCTTTGGTCTGATGCTTTTGTCCAAGATGCGTTATTTGTAAATTGATTATAAATGTGATCGTTTCCTGTATCTCTACCAATAGTTATATATCCAGCACCTTCTCCGTTTAAATCACAACCAATTACAATTTCATTATTAGAACTATTACTTGATGTATTAACATTCCTACCTAATAATACATTACCATATCCTGTAGTAAGGTTATCTCCTGAACTTCTACCAATTGCTGTATTCATATAACCAGTAGTAACATTTTGTAAAGACTCAAATCCAACTGCTGCATTTTCGTATCCTGTTGTATTGTCCATCATAGAACTTCTTCCTATTGATGTATTAGCTGCACCTGTTGAAGTAGAATTTTGAGAAAAGTATCCAACTGCTGTATTATTATCAGCCGATAAATTAACTTGTAAAGCACCATAACCAACTGATGTATTTTTATCTCCTGTTGTGTTTTCTCTCATAGAAAATGCACCAACAGAAACATTTTCTGTACCTGTAGTATTTGCTTCCAAAGAACATCTACCTATGGCAGTTATATCAGATACAGTTGAATGATATAAAGCATTTGAACCAATGGCTACATTTCCATCTCCTGTACTATTTGTAAACATAGCATTCAAACCTAAGGCTATATTCCTTGAACCTGAAGTGTTAGAAAGTAAGGAACATCTTCCAACTGCTGTGTTAAAATCTCCAGTATTGTTTGAACATAATGATCTGTAACCCACAGCTACGTTTCTTGCTCCTGATACGTTTGAACATAAACTATCTCTACCCAAAGCTACATTTTCACAGCCTGTCGTGTTAGAGAGCATAGAATAAGTACCAACTGATGTGTTGTTTGCCCCTGTCGTTGTTGAATTCATAGCACAAACTCCAACTGCTGTATTATTATTTACTGTAGTAGCAAGTCTTAAAGAACATACACCAATTGCAGTGTTTGAATTTCCTGATGAATTTTGAGATAAACTTAAATATCCTACTGCTGTGTTTTCTGCTGCTGTATTAGAATTTAAAGCATTTCTGCCGACAGCTGTATTATTACTGTGTGTTTGATTACTTGTTAATGCACCAGCACCGATTGATGTATTGTTACTTCCTGTTGTGTTTGCTGAGAGTGAAGACATACCAAATGCACTATTACACTGTCCCGTTGTGTTGCTTTCCATAGAATTTACACCTAGTGATGAATTTTGAGTGCCAGATGTCATTTTTCTTCCAGCACTAACACCAACCATAGTATTAAAGTCTCCTGTAGTTGTGCCCTCATACATAGCGTTATATCCAATGGCTGTATTGCTATCTCCTGTCGTGTTACCTCTCATTGAACAAAATCCTAAGGCTGTGTTGTTTGCACCAGATGAATTAGCATTTAAAGATAAATATCCAACAGCTGTATTATTATCTGCATTGTTATTATATAAAGCACTTTGTCCGACTGATGTGTTATAACTTCCTGTTGTATTAGTATACATTCCATAAGAACCTAATACACTATTTCTTACTCCTGTTGTGTTTGCTTGTAGTGAAAAAGAACCAACAGACTGATTTAAATTTCCTGATGTATTGGCTTTTAAAGAACAAAATCCTACAGCTGTATTGTTAGATGTTGTATTACCACAAAGAGCAAGATGACCCACTGCTACATTATTTGCACCTGATACATTACACGCTAAAGCATTTTGACCACCCACAGCTACGTTGTAAGAGCCTGTTGTATTTTTAAGTAAAGACCCTCTACCCAAACCAATGTTGTTGCTTCCTGTCGTATTTGAACAAAGAGATTCTCTACCAAGTGAAGTATTTGAAGCACCAGATGTATTAGCAGATAAAGAACATGCACCAATAGCAGTATTACTTGCACCAGATAAAGAACCATCATCTAATGCTTCATTTCCTAAAGCGACATTTCCTGTTCCTGTTGGATAGTTACCATCTAGTTTTATTGTTCCACCGTCAACGACAAAGTTTCCTGTAAGAGTTAATCCTCCACCTGGAGCTAAACTTACACCTGAAGGTACAACAACCGTGTCTCCTGAAGTTCCAAGAGTTAACGTTGTTCCTGATTGCGGATCTATTTGATCAACTTCAATTTTACTCATTATACGACTACTACCGTTCCTGTTATAGTTTGTGTTCCTGTTACTGTAACTGGTCCTGCTAAAACTCCAGAGTCTACTGTTTGATTAAGACTTAAAGTTGAAGCATGAGTTACAACATAAGGTGTTGCATCCATTACTGGAGAAATAGTTTTCTTAGCTGGCAATGTACAGAATACAGTTTTACTACCTGCACCAAAGTTTACTAACGAATCAGAATTAGAAGATGAAATAACGGACTGTCTTGAAAGCGTATCTGTCGCTGCATCCGTTACAGTTCCAGTACCAACTTCAAAGTCAGAGGTACCATCATGTACGATTGCATAATAAGTTTGCACACCATCTCCGATACCGGCAACGAATGTTTCAAAACCAGTTTCAGTTCCAGTTAAGTCAATCGTTCCTGTGCCAGTAGTTGTCGTGGTTTGCTTAACCCTATCGTTAATTACAAATGCCGTCATTTACTACTCCAAAAAATCTTATGCGTTGCCGAGTCTTATAATTGCATTAGAAGAATCTGCAGCTGGAAACTGAATAACGAAATCACCGTTAGTTGCAGTTTTTGATCCGCCGAAGTCTAAAACTAATACAGCATTATTAGATCCGCCACTCTTATAAATCAGTGCTCCTACTGCTGTTAAAGTTACAGAACTAAAAGTTAAGTCTGCAAAATCAACGTATGCAATATTACTTGAAATTGCTACACCATTATTAGTTAAAGCGTTTCCACCTGCAGTATAGTTTGTACCAGATGAAGAAACTTCATTAGTAGTAGTATATGCTGTAGTAGAAGTACTGAAACCACCTAAAGATGTATACAAAGCAAGTTTAAAAGAGGTTCCACTATTTCCCGATGTATCAAAACTAAACACGGATTTTAGTAGATCTGTTTTAAAAGAGTCAGGTACTATGTTTGCCATTTAATTGTCTCCTTAATTTATTTATGGTGATGGTGATTTTAAAGGAGTTCGAATAGCACCATCTTCCCATTCGTCTCGGCGTCTACGACCTTGTTGTTCGATCGCATACGATTGTAAAGCTTTTTCATATGCTTGAGTGTAGTATTGTAACATATCTACAGGACCTTTCAAGTATCCATATGCTTCTACCAGACATCCATACAAAAGTAAATCTTGATATTTATTAGATGTGTAAGTACCATTTGTACTTGGTGGAGTCGCTCCAGTTGTTGTTGTAATACTTTCTGGTTGTTTTGTATAGGCTAAAGTAATTAAATTCGTACTATTAGGTGTAGGAGCTACTACCCAAAAATTAGCATCCCAGTTAGCATAGTATTTTGGAGTACCTGAAGCTGTTCCTGGAGTATTATAATACTCAGCCATAAAACTTGTATCTCTTTTTTCTAAAAAAGTTTGTTTACTATTAGAATCTGTTAATTGAACATATCTAATAAATCTTAAATCAGATGGTATAGTTACGTATCTACTTCCAGCTGCTAAATTAGATGTTGCATAAAATCTATTATCATCAGAATCGGCTTCTCTGTAAATTCTATTTTCTGCATTTTTAATTATAGTATCTAAAATAGTATTTGATAATACAGAGTCATCTACTTCTGTATAGTTTCTAATATCAGTTTGTAAATTTGCTAAAGTGTAAGCCATTATGGTGTTAGAGTAACTGGTCCTGCAGTTACAAACATTCCTCCTGAATTTTCTGTTACAGTTGCATTACTTCCGCAATCAAAGCTATAACTATTTGTATCAATTACTGTTATACTAAATCCTGAGCCATTTTCAAATAAAGAATACACCAGGCCTCCGGGACTTCCATCTACATTTCTAAAAACAACAGTATCACTTGATGATCTTCCATGAGCAGGTTCTGTAACAGTTACAGTACTTGATCCTGAAGTTAAACTTAATGGATTTCCTGGTAATAAATTTTCTGTTGCAGGTTCAGTTCTATCTGGTCTTGCATTAGATAATCCTTGAGGATCACCCGTAAATCTTGTTGGTTGAATTTGAGGTTGTTTAGCTTCAAATTCTGATGTGTGTACAAAACTGCCATCCCATTCCGTTACCATTTCATTATATGGAAATGCCATACCCGATCTATCGGATATTGCTTGTGCATATTTTCCTCTAGATAGTTTTGCCATTACACGCTCGGATAATAAGTTTTAGGTGTAATAAATGAACTAGATGAAGAACCATCTTCTTGTAAAGCTCTTTGTAATTCATCTTCATATAACATTTTTAACATTTGAATTTTATCTGGTGCATTTTTAACCGCTAAATAATAAGCAAGTCCAGCTACCATACAAGGTACAAATCTATAAGGAACATCTGCATCATTACTATAGTCTCCGGCATCTTGAATTCTTTTTACATAGTAGTAATTAAAAAATTCTCCAGCTTGATCACTTCCTGGAGTTAAATATAAAGTTACTGTAATTTTATCTATAAATCTTTGTACAAAATATTGTGTAGGTTGACCTGTAGAAGCTTTATTAGATAAAGCTTGATAAGTTGATCTATTTATTTTTGTAAGAGGAGTATCAATGCTATCTGAATTTCTATAACTAGCTTCTAAAATATCATCTACACCATAAACTGCAGTTGCACTCGATGTACCATCAGCTGTTGATCTAAACATTGTATAAACAGCTTGACCATTAACTAACGTGATTGAGTTGTTTGCAACTTCCCAATAATGTAAACCTCTATTAGACCATTCTTGAAACATTATGTTTAAAGAACGTCTTGCTCCTTTTAATTGATATCCTGAAACACCCTGTATTCCAATTCTTTCATAAGCTTCTTCTACAATATCTGCAATAGAAAAACCTTTTTCAAAAATTGTAGTTCCAGAGGTAGTATTAGCCATGAGCTTACGCTCCTGTTATAGTTACTGTAACGCTTCCGCCTGAACCAGCTAAATTGTAAACAATACCATTTTCAAACTTGATACCTGAACCAGGAATATAAACTTCTAATCCCTCAGTGCCGTAGTTATAAGTAGCCACTGCAGTTCCTGGTGTACTTGCATCAGACGAATCATATAAAATTAAAGTTGAACTAGCTATTCCTTTTGCTTGTATAGAAGTAATTCTAGTTCTAGCCGCTCTTGCTAATGTATTGGCTCCAACTGTTGCCATGTTTAATGTCTTCTGATCTGAATCCATATTATTCTCCTTAAAATTAATTTTATGTGGACCCGAAGGTCCACATTAATTATTTATTATGCTTCTTTAGCAAATACACCTTGTACATCAACAACTGTCCAATGAGCTGTTGAATTCAAAGATGCACATACTATAAAGTCACCAACTTTTGATGTAGATTTTGTATTAATAATATCTTTATCATCTGTTAAAGATCCAGCGTACAAAATACCATCATTAGCATTTGGACTAATAGTTAATGTATTAGCTCCATCTTGACCTGTATTTACAAAAGTAAATACTCTTCCGATAGAAATTGCAGGTAAAGTAAATACCACACCATCAGTAGATGATGTAAAAGTTTTACCAGAATCTGCATTTGTAACTGTGTAGCTAGCGGATTTGTCTTCTAGATTAAATCCAGTTAAACCTGCTTCGTTAAATTTACCTTGCAGTACTGGTCCTCTAAATAGTGTTTTAGCCATGATTATTCTCCTAGTTGTATTCTACATAGTCTCTAGGCCGTCGACTATACTGCGTCCATGCAGAATATTAATTTATGTATAGTGAGTTTTTTATATACTAGTTTTAAGTAGAGTGCAAGAAGTCCTACAGTGCGGAGTGGAATTTTTCCAACGATGTAGCTTTTGATTAAGTAGCTACTGAAACTTGTGGAGTAACACTTTCAATAGTGTTTTGTTTGTGAGCGATTTCTGCTTCTTCAAGCTTGATCTTTGTGATGATCTCTTTTACTTTGTCATCAATCCGGACCATTTCAAGAGTATATCTGTTATTAGATAGATGCTCCTGTTCCCACTTCAACTCCAAGGACCTTTTTTGTTTGTATAGGTCTTGTATCATCTATAACCTCCTCATAGGTTATTCTGTATTTATCGGA